CCGAAAGAAACAATAGTCTTTCTGAATATCTCGTGATATGAATAAGTTCCTAGCATTAGATTGTTAAGTCAGTAGATCTTGCGACTGTACCAAATGGATTAGATTCGCTAAAGTCTATAATATCGTTGTCAGCTGTTTCAAACTCGTAGTTTTGATCGTAGGTAATATTTTTATTATCTACTGTATTATATGTAGCAGTTGTCCAAGATGCACTTGAGGTACCACCTGTAAGTGTCTCTGGAATTGTAAATGTACCAGAACGATTGATAACGATGAGAGTCCTAGAAGCAGAATCCCAAGACTTAACCTCAGCCGTAACATTTGATGTTCCTCCAGTAACTGTTTCTCCAACTGTAAAGTCACCAGATCCACCAGCAACTAAACCAACTGTAATAGCATTTGCAAAGGCAGTCTCAATAGCATCAAGATCTGTGATACCAGTATCAATCTCTTCGTCGCTGTACTCGAAGAGTTCACACTGACATTCCCAAACATACCCTTTACCTAACTGGTAGAAAGGACGTTCTACTTCTACAAACTTAATTTCAAATAAATGTTTTGTTACAGGGAACCAAATTAAATCCCCTTCGTTGGGTCTTCCTTCGACATTGAGTACAGTCGAGTCATCAACCTTTTCTTTAAATTTTTCACGGGAGAATATAAATGTTGTCTTATCCTCGATGCGGATTCCAAACTTCGTAAGAAGCTCTCCTTGGCCTTCCCATCCTTCAACATTATTGACATAGGCTCGAATCGCTTTGGCACTTTCAAATTTGCCATCAGAGTCCTCTCCGAAGACGTTATCACGGTTGACAATAGTTCTCGGCACGTAGTAAATGTCTTGACCATAAATTTCAATTGTCTCTACCAATAAGTTTTCTATAAATTTTTGTTCTTGTGCTGAGCCATTTGCTCTAAAACGTGCACTATGAGTATAGTCTGACTGGACATAATCTTGTGCTGGTGTATTAGAATATGCCATATTAACCTATTAAATCCAATGGTGGTAACTCATAACGATTACGAAGTTCTTCTTCAAGATCTTTCTTAAAGGTTGAACCATCTTCTAAAATTTGTCTACCATTTAAAGTAACACCACCCAACATTTGAATGCCATCATACTTACTCATATTACGTCCCCACTGCTGATGGAATAATGCTTCCACATAATCCTTCAACCAATTGTCATTATACATTCCAGTATATGTTTCTGGATCTTGACGCATAGTACAATCTACAAGTATATAGTCACCTGCAGTAAAATCACTCCAATCCATATCCATATATAATCTACCTTGATGCTCATTCCATTTAACTCTACGATTCTGTTGGGAATTAGTTACCCAATCTAAAGTCTCAAGATATTGAGAAGTCATAAAGTAATGTAAGATATGACCATGAGTCATAGCATAGATATCATTCAAAAATATTTGATATTTTATATTAAAAATATTACCTGGAACTATACTTGAAGCACCAATCTGTGTATACACATGATTAATACCTAACATTCCTGGAGGTGTAGAAACATAGTTATTAATACCCCACCAGTCAGTAGAACCTTCTTGTGTATAACTCTGAGCAGCAGTCTTTATCGCATCAGTAACTTCAATTCTCATGAAAGCTTTATAACTTCCGTTATAATGATACTCTTGATAATAATCTATTGCTTCTTCTATTAGATCATCTAATTGTTCTGAAGCAACGTTAACGTCTATTGTAGGATATCCTAACCTACGTAGAGCATAGTTTTTTAACTCAGTTTTAGTAGCGGGTCTAGTTGTGGACATTTTTTATTAAGCGAATGAGGAGATTGTCAAGTTAGTTACATCATTAGCACCAACGGTTTCTCCTTTCTTGAAGAATCCATTAACATTATCAACTGTAATTGCATTAGTACCAAGGGCAGTAATGACTCCAGTTGTACCAGAAGTTCCACCTGTTACAGTTGCTCCAACTTCCATTGTTGTAATATCAGATAGTGCAAAGGTAGCATTAGTAAATGTAGTAGCAGTATTAATTGTTGCTCCATTACCATGTATTGCTGATACAGGTATTGTTGCTCCATTACCATGTATAGCAGAAACAGGGATTGTTGCTCCATTACCATGTATAGCAGAAACTGGGATAGTAGCATCCCCACCACCACCTGTAATAGTTATAACTTCGGATGCTGCATAATTCAATCCATCAACATTAATAGCAACACCAGTAACATTTCCACTAGCATTAGCAGTTACATCAACTGTCAATCCTGTTCCTGATCCAGAAGATGTTGTAGCAACTCCAGTTGTAGTTCCTTCAGTATATCCAGTACCAGCAGCAGAGATAGTTCCAAGAGTCTTAACTCCAGATGCATTAGCATTTGTGAGTGTGATAGTTTCAGCAGCAGCATAGGTCAAACCATCGTTAACGATAGTTGCACCAGTTACAGCACCTGAACCATCAACAGTAATAGAAACTGTTAATCCAGTACCAGATCCGCTTGCTGTTGTTGCAACAGTTCCTGCAGAATATCCAGTACCAGCAGTAGCAATTGATCCAAGAGTCTTAACACCAGTTGCATTAGCATTAGTAATTGTGATTGTATCAGAATCAGTATAATTCAAACCATCATTTACTAATGTTGCACCTGTTACTCCACCAGATCCATCAACAGAAGTAATATTAATTGTTACTCCTGTTCCTGATCCACCTGTTGTTGCAATACCAGTTCCTGTAGAATATCCAGTACCAGCAGCACTAATAGATCCTAGAGTCTTAACACCCGAAGCATTAGCATTAACAATCGTTATAGTTTCACTATTTGCATATCCAGTTCCAGCACCATTAAGTGCAATACCAGTTATAGCACCAGTTCCATCAACACCTGTAATATTAACTGTTGCTGAAGATCCAGATCCACCAGTTACAGCAACTGCAGTTCCTGTAGAATATCCAGTACCAGCAACTAATGTAGCAACGTTAAGTGTAGCAATACCACCAAGATTAGGGTTGGTAATTGTTAAAGTATCTCCTATTAAATAATCAGTTCCTGCAGTATTCAATGCAATTCCAGTAATAGCACCATTGGTTGTAGTTGTATCAACTGTTAATGAAGATCCAGTTCCTCCAGTAGTAGCAACGTTAGTTCCATTACTAAATCCTCCAACACCATCAGCAGTAATTGATCCAAGTGTCACAACAGATCCAGGAGTAGGATCTCCAGATAGATTCAATACTAATGTAGTTGAAGTTGCAAGGTTATTAAGCATTGCACTCAATTGCTCAAATGCATTATCAAGTTTTGCTTGTACTCTTGCTTCTGTATAATATTGATTAGTTCCTTCAGAAAGATCAGTTGTAGACTTACTGGATAAATCTAAGTTTGCACCAGTAGCAGCAGCAACTCTTGCATCAGCACGAGTGTTAGTAAAGAATACATTTGTTGATCCCTCTGTTACATTGTCAGTGTTTATGTCTGCTTGAGTAACAGATAGAGTACCAGAACTATGAGTAATACCAGTACCATAGGTGAAGTGAGTACGTGTCCTAGCAGCAGTAGTAAAGAGGTTAGTAGAACCTTCAGTAACGTTATCAGTATTGATATCAGACTGAGTAACAGAAAGAGTGCCACTAGAGTGAGTAATGCCAGTTCCATAGGTAAAGTGTGTTCTAGTTCTTGCAGCAGTTGTAAAGAGATTAGTTGAACCTTCTGTTACTGTATCAGTATTAACATCTGCTTGTGTTACAGATAATGTGTATGTATTAGCAGCATCGTCGTAAACCTTAGTAACACCAGTACCAGCAACGATAACAGCATTCAATCTGTCATCAACCCTTTCATTAGTAAAGTAAAGATTAGATGATCCTTCAGATAGATCGTCAGTATCAGCAGCAGCGATCCTCGCATCTGCTCTAGCGTTAGTAAAGAATATATTGGTGGATCCTTCAGTTACGTTATCTGTATTAATATCTGCTTGTGTTACAGATAAAGTACCAGCACTATGCGTGATACCTGTGCCATATGTAAAGTGCGTCCTTGTTCTGGCAGCAGTAGTAAAGAGATTTGTAGACCCTTCGGTTACTGTGTCAGTATTAACATCTGCCTGTGTGACTGATAATGTATATGTGTTAGCAGCGTCATCATAGACCTTAGTAACACCAGTACCAGCGACAATAACAGCATTAAGTCTGTCATCAACTCTCTCATTTGTAAAGAATAGATTTGTACTTCCTTCTGTAATATTATCAGTATTAACATCTGCCTGAGTAACCGATAATGTATAAGTGTTAGCACCATCATCATATACCTTAGTAACACCAGTACCAGCGACAATAACAGCATTCAATCTGTCATCTACACGCTCGTCTGTATAGTATAGATTGCTTGATCCTTCAGTTATGTTATCAGTATCAAACTCAGTAAAGTCTATTGCAATGTCAGCAGTAGCAAGTTTAATACCAACTCCATATGTGAAGTGAGTTCTAGTTCTAGCAGCAGTCGTGAATAGATTAGTAGATCCTTCAGTTACGTTATCTGTATTAATATCTGCCTGAGTTACTGATAAAGTTCCAGAACTATGTGTGATACCAGTACCATATGTAAAGTGTGTTCTGGTTCTAGCTGCAGTTGTAAAGAGATTTGTAGATCCTTCAGTTACGTTATCTGTATTGATATCTACTTGTGTTACAGATAGTTGTCCACCACCAGACAATTCAATACCCGTTCCGTAGGTAAAGTGTGTCCTTGTTCGAGCTGCAGTGGTGAACAAGTTAGTTGATCCTTCGGTTACGGTATCAGTATTAACATCTGCCTGTGTAACTGTAAGTGTATAAGTTCCTGCAGCATCATCATATACCTTAGTGATACCTGTGCCAGCAACTATAAGAGCGTTAACTCTATCATCCACACGTTCGTTTGTATAGTATAAATTAGTTCCTTCTGAAAGATTAGTTGTACTATGATTACTAATATCAGAACATGTACCAGTTAATGTACCAGTAATAGCAGTTATGTTTGCAGCATCTGCAAAGATTCCTTGCCATCTAACTGTATTAGTACCAAGATCGTATGTGCTATCTGCAGCAGGATTAAGATCTTTAGTAGTAGAAGTAGCACCTGTAAGATTACCAACTAAGTCTGAAGTAATTTCATTAGCAGCAAAGTCACCAGAACCATCTCTTAAGACTAGGTTGTTTGCAGCGTTTGTGCTTGCAGAAGCAACGTTAATAGTTGTGTTACCTGATACACCATCAGCATTGGTAAGTGTAATACCAGAAGATGCTGTAACAGCAAGTGTTCTTTGTGCGTATGTATTTGCAGCAGTTCTTACAACGTATCCTGTGCCACTCATCGC